GAGATAAGGTCGACAAGGAGAATATACCACCATGACAAGACCGATTGCTTTAAGGGCAGCCAAAGAAGCCCTAGACAATGTTGGTGTTCAGGAGACCGGGGACAACAGGGGCAAGGCGGTTGAAGTCTACCAAGCGTCTACGGTTCCACCTGTGCCACCCGGTAGCCCTTGGTGTGCTGCCTTTGTCGTGTACCGGCTTAGGAATGCCGCTCATGACTTGGCGCTAAGCATCCCCCTAGACTGGCCACGCTCGGCTTACTGTCCCGATCATGGCAACTGGGCGCGGCGCACAAAGAACTGGTTGAGCGTCAAGGATGCCGAAGCCGACCCTACCAAAGTACGCATCGGTGACCTGTGCTGCTTTTGGTTTGCACCGCTCAACAGGCTTGCCCATATCGGCATTGTGATAGGTGTATTTCCTTGGGGGGTCAAGACCGTTGAGGGCAACACGAGTCCAGAGATGGAAGACGAAGACAAGGTAGAGCGCGAGGGTGACGGGGTCTACCGTAAGGCTAGAGCATGGCGCGAGCTAGGCAGTAACGGCGGTTTTGTAAGCATCGACTGGTAACGAAAAAAGACCCGATTGTTTAGATCGGGTCTCTTTCCATCAGTTCCGGCATCAGTTGTTGTTTTTGGTTTCCCTTGCGGGTGCCTACAGTTTACCCTACGGCATCAACTCTTTTGCCATCTGTGCAATCCAAGCGCGTACACCCCAATCATCAGGAGCGCCCATCGTGAACTGCTCTATGCTGATGTTGATGTCTACTCCACCGGAGCTGTAGACAACATTCAACAATTCACCCTTGCAGGTCGTGAACCAGAGCATCCGGGAAAGGTTGTGGATGCTAACACGGATAGAGCGTTGATACTGGTAGGCTTCCCGCGCCTCATTCCACATTGCGCTAAAGTCAAGCTCGATTGTTTCAAAGGTTGTATGGTCGCGCTTAAGCACTTCCTCCAACCGCTCCATCGTGTAAACCTCATCTACTACTGTCATTCTTTATCTCCCTGCGGTGTATAACCACATCCGGAATATACACCGGATGTGGATAAGTGTCAAACTGTTTTTATTGTTACCGATTCTGAAGCCGGTATTAGATCAAGCCCTGGCGCTTGGTCAAGTGCAAAGTCGCTGAGCTTGCTAACCAAGACGGTGTGCTTTGTCTTGACTGCATCCGGGTTGTGATGCATCAGCCATGCAACGGCTTCCTCTTCCTCAACCACTTTGACCCGCTCGGCAACGGTTCGGAAAGAAACCGTACCGAATGGGCAAGTCCAAGTCTTAACCTTGAGTGTGCCGTCTGCCTTGCGCGGCAACTGCGACATTGCAAAGTCTTGCAGCTGGGCGTTGTACTGGCGCTCTAACCACGCAAGCCGTGCCGCGTGCTTATTGATCATGGCTGTACAGTTTGCTAAGATGACGTGCATCTTTGCTGTCTCGGCATCTATGGCTGCCTCGATATCCATGCGCTTCCGCATCACCAGGAGCGCCAAGTCTTCCGGTGATTCGTTGCCCTTTATCCAGCCAGAAGCAGGGCCGGCATACTCGCCGGTTTCCTCGTCGTACAGCTCGCCATCGATTACATCAAATCCCATTATCTTCCTCCCAGTGGTCTAGCCTTCAGCGGGGCATCGATTACAATGTTGCCCTGTGGGCCTCTACGGAAGTCCTCACGGGGCGCTATCGATGCGTTGGCATCATCGTCTTCATCGGCACTTATTGCCAGCAGAGCGGACACGCTATACCGGCGGCCGTAAGTAAGAGCAGAGCCTAACCCGTGAGCATCAGGCTTGGTTACCGGGATGGTTGCCGTGGTGCTGATCCACTCACCGCTAGCGTGAATGATGCGGCTCTCTACTGTAATCGATGTGACCTTGCCATCTGTGACATGAGTTTCCGTGGTGCCTTGGGTTAGCATCAAATCGTTTGCTGTAAGGATAGGGCGCAGAGCGTCCAGGATGCTGTCGAGGGTGACGTACTTGGACTTGAAGGCAGGGTTGTTGCCTTCCTTGCTGATGCCTTGCATACGGCTTTGAGCCTTGATGAGGAAAGGGGCTATTGCCCCTATGGTTTCGCTGCTAGTCATTCTTTATCTCCCGCAGCTCGTCAGGTGAGCCAAGCCATGCAAACTTTCGTTGATACTTGTATTCGATGTTGAAGCCTGCACCATCGTTGATGGTGTGTACCCAGTATGGGTCTTGTCGATACACAACAGGGACGTTACCCTTGTAGGTGCCACCTTCAAACGTCAGACCTTCATTGAGTGCTAACGTCAGAATGATGTATGCGTCTTTCTTTGTCATTCTTATTCTCCCGTTACGTGGTTGGATGCATCAGCGTTGTAGTCATCTGGATCTGCAATCTTGATGCAGACATCGCCCATGCCAAAGATGACCACATCATCTTCTACCCGGATATCTTCGTCTTCACACTCGTTGATTGCGTCAATGGCTTCGTCAAGGTCGATATCGTGCAAGCCTGAAGGACTGCTGAGCTGAAGGCCCATGCCTTCTTCGATTGCCCACTTGACTGTTGCGATTGCTGATGTCTTCATCTCTTATCTCCTTGCCCCCTTACGGGGGCATTGCAACTTAAAACCGAACTATAGTAGGAATCCATTCAGGAATCCGGCTCGTGACTACTTCTCTTTGATAACGCACCGAAGCCATCTTGTTAGATCCTTCAAATACATCAAATGAAGCACCATTGTTTTTGAACTGTTGAACGCCCGCACTTATTGCATCATCAACTGATTCGTATAAACCATAGCTCTGATATCGCCGATAAATTGCAACCCAACCCTTGAGTTCAAACTGTCTGTCCATTGTCTTATCTCCCGTACCCCTTGGTACACATCAATAATATATCCAGTAAGTGTATATGTCAAACCCTTGACACAATAATATATTCCTGTGGTATATATGGAGCATGATTAGAGGATTGACACAAAACGAACTGTCTCGGCGTACTGGTTTCAAGCAGCCACGCATCAGTGACTATATGACCGGTAAAAAAGCGCCATCAGATACAAGCCTGATTGCTCTCGCTGAAGCGATGGACATGGATCCTGCGGAACTGAGCAAGCAGTTATTGATGCGTAGAACCCTGCGCAAGGGCAAGGCACCGGAAGCACCAGAGCAACCGGGTGAATAAGGATTAGGGAGATAAGAAAATGCGACGATGCATAGAGTGTGGAAGCGAAGTAATCGATTTTGACAAGACCTGTACGGCTTGCCGTGTATCCGAGTGGCAAGACCAGCAGGAGCAAGCGCAGAAGCTCAGGGATCGGCACTATGCGCTGGAGGCTAACCGGTCTGCATACCTTGGACGGAAGCGGGCCGTGCGGGATTCCATCCGTGCAGGTGTGATTACTGCGGTAGCCGTTATGCTGTTCCTTGCGCTGGTATCTGCTACCCGCGATGCCATGCGGTACGAGTATCAGACAAAGCCAGCGGCACTTAAGGCGCAGGGTGTGAAGTAATGCAACGGCGTAGATTCCTAACTAAGCCTGAAAAGGCTGAGATTCTAAGCCGTGTAGCTGAGCGAGTCAAAGCCGGTGAATCAAAGTACGATGCCTGTTATGACATAGCCGGGTTGTATTGGCAGAACGTTAGCCGGTGGCTTGAAAAGGATGCTGATCTATGGAACATCATTATGGATGAACCGTATCCGTATGATGGGCCGCTACTCAACGAGCGCAACCGTACAGACTTGCCATGCTTTGATTGGAACGAGGCAATGGCTAAACTTGTAGCGGGATGTATGATTCGTCCCCAAGGCTCCATGCTTTATCGGTATCGCTTAGAAGGTGGAAGGTTGCTGGAATATCGCAAGCAACTTACGTCTGGTGATTGGTACAAAACAACAGAGATTACAATCCCTGAAAAAGCTTACGAGACGTGGAAGTTTGAGGTGGTGGCATGACGTGGATGAAGCTTGGAGCGGTATTCCAGTGCTGGGATGACTTCTACAAACACAAGCATGGGCCAGTCGGTGTTATCGTGGACATTGATGGGCCTTGTACCTGTACTCATATCTTGGCACAGATCAATCAACTGGGAGTAAAACCATTGCCGGAGCATTACCACATTGAATGCCAACCAGTCAGGGGCAAGCATACGCAGGATACGCGATTTTGGCATTCGTATATGTTGGCCGATGGTAAATGCATTGATGGGCGTTTTTATCTAGAGAAAATCGAAGACATAACCTCAACTGTTTCCATTTTGGAAACTGTTGAAGTGCAGCTACAAATGGACTTTAGTTGATACCAAGTAGATCCGTTGTACGGCAGACGCTCCGGGCTTTATCCAAGGCACCGGAGCGTTTACTGTCTCACGAGGAGATGGTCTTACTACACCAAGCATGGGCAGCGGGCATCATGCCTAAAGAGTGCATGGCGGAAATGGTTCACCGTAACACCGGCCTATGCAAAGAGATGGCCAAGCAGATACACAAGCAAGATGACTTTGAAGATGCTGTAGCGTTTTGCCTTCAGGGCTTGATTATCGCCATACAACGGTGGGATTCCAGCCGGGGGCTAAGATTCAGCACCTTTGCAATGAAGTGGATTATTCAAAAGTACCGCCGTTATCAGTCAACCCAAAGCAAGACCATACGGGTATCCGAGCACACAATCTACAAATGGCTACGCATCCGCAAGGCACACGATCAACACCTCCACCAGCACGGCATACCTCCAACCGATGAGGAGCTATCAATCTATACCGGGCTATCGGTTACGATGATAGGCATCGCCAGGGACTCCCAACAAGTACAGCCGGTTAGTATCAATGTCCCGGTGTCTGGCACGGATGGGTTAGTCTATGAAGATTGCAGGGTGCTAGGAGCCTCCACAAGCCCCGAAGAGGCGTACATCGCAGATACATGGGCAGATAGGCTTGGTGATGCTTTGCTAAGCCTAGATGACGATTCCCGCTATTTGCTTGTGAGGCGCTTTGGTTTGGATGGTAGTAAGCCGGAGACCCTGCGGACAATAGCCAGCCGGTACAAGACTCCCGTAAGCGTCATTGAAGCGCAGATAGAGACAGCCCTAGCAACCATCCGGGGACGGTACGAAGTTGAGGATTTGACTTGAAGCACCTTGAAGACCGCGAGCAGATAGCCCTGATAACTTGGGTGCGCCTAATGTCGGCTAAACATCCTGAGCTTGCTACCATCTACCATTGCCCTAACGGTGGCTACCGTGACCCGCGTACAGCTGCAAAGTTCAAGGCCATGGGAGTACGGGCGGGCGTGTGGGATATCTTTCTACCGGTTCCCACTCCCGGTCTGTTCATCGAAATGAAGGCCGGTAAAGGTCGGCTTACACCGGGGCAGGTATCCTTCCGGGATGCGCTCCAGCCGCACGGCTACACTTTTGTGGTTGCCTACTCTTGGCACGATGCCGCCAAGGCGATAGCCGATCATGTTGGTTTTCCTTTTGATGTATAATGTGGGTAACCTTTCCTGTGGTTATGGACTTTGTCCACCCTCGGAGTAGCTACCGAGGGTTCCACGGAAGGTAATACACAGGAAATTAGGTAACCCCATGGCACTCCCTGCCACGGATGCGGGTCAGGCTATCGCCTTTCTCCGGCATCTATTCAAGCCGTACTCTGACGGCTTCATTGAGATCAGACCTTTATCTAAGGTCAAGCCCCACGCTAACAGAACCACCTACAGGCTGCCACATTGCCTAAAGGGTGAAGAAGGGCAAGCCCTAACCCAGCACATCATGAGCCTTGCAATGCGTGGTTACGATGTGTACTGCGGGGTATGCCCAAGGATTGCACCTCCGGGTCCAGGGCGTAAGCTCGGTAAGGATAGCATCGAGCAGGTCGGTTCCGTTTGGATTGACCTTGATGCTAAGGTACCCGGCAGTAGTCAAGATTTACTTGACGGCTGCGACATCGTGATTCACACCGGCAATGGGTGGCACGGGTACGTCATGCTCCCTGCGGTTGCCAACTGCCGCAACACCAAAGACCGTACAGCCATTGAGGCAAAGATACGCTCTTGGCAAAACAGCATTATTCTAGGCACTGACCCGGTAGGTAATGTTGATCGCATCATGCGTATCCCCGGTACGTTGAACTGGAAGAATCCCGATGAACCCAAGGCGGTAACGTTGCTCAAGGGCGGGGCTATGCGTCCAACCCACAAGGAATCCTTGATTGTTCGGCACCTAAAAGATGGCAGGTTAGATGCCCTGCTGGCTTCCGCAAAGCAAGGGCAGCTCGGCAGAGCGGTACCCCGCATCCGCCATGCAAGCGGTAGGATAACCGACCTACTGGATGTGTTCTTCCTTGAAGCTGAGGAAGCCTGTCAAGCGTTTGAAAGCAACGCCGCTTGGGAATATCGATTAGACATTGTCCGTGCCGACCTGCCGGAAATTATGGAGTATTACTTTGGATCCTAAAATCACATCTATCTGGGACATCCCGGACTTTCCCGACCCTAAGCCGGAGCGTAAGCAACGGGAACCGGGTGAGCCGTCCGGTGATGGCACGATGGCGAAACTTTATACGCGGCATCCAGAGGGCGGCGGCCCTTACGGTGGGCGGGATAACGCTCTAACGGCTTATATCGGATACCTCCGCTCTACCGGCATCGATTATGATTCAGCGTACCCGGCGGCGCTTGCTTGGAATCTGCAGTGGTGTGATCCGCCGATGGATGAGGCAGACGTAGCCTTCAAAGCCGGGCGGGCTTGGTCTGACTGGCCAGAGTCCGACCGGGAACCGCTAACCCCGGCAATGCTCCGGGAGCAGCTCGCCGCAAAGATTCCACCTAAGCGGAAACTGGAGTTCATGAACTGGCAACAGTTTTGCGATGCTGCCGCACTCGCTGATGATGCCCAATGGTTGGTTGAAAACTTCATCACCCGTGGCGGTATGCACTTCATTACCGCACCGCCAGGAGGAGGCAAATCTTGGATTGCTGTAGACCTTGTGCGGGCTTGCTCTGATGGTTCACTATGGATGGGAAGCCTACCAGCGACAAAGTGCAAGGTTTTATACATCAATGAGGAAATGGGTATCGGGCGCTTCTGGCAACGATTCTTCCAGCTCTGCGCTAACGGTGCAGAGAATGTTCACATCATGCAAAAGCAAATGGTGAAACTTGACAACCCGGAACACTTAGCCGACATCGTTGCATACGTGAAAGAGCATGAGATATCCATCGTTGTCCTTGATACCTTTGTGCGCGTTCATGGCTACGATGAAAACTCAAACACCGACATGGCTAAACTCTACGATCAGATGAAAGGCATCAATGAATCAGGCGCGGCTATAGTTGCCCTACACCATCACAAGAAGGGCATACACGCCGGCCCTGTGGCTCATGAGGCTATGCGCGGTGCGGGGGAGATTGCGGCACAGGCTGACCTTGTGGCCACGGTTGAAAACAAAGACGGCATCTACACCATGAAGACAACTAAGCAGCGCCATATTGGTGAGGAAGACTTTGTAGAAGTGTCATATAAGATTGTTACCCGTGAGGATGGCTCTATCGTTTTACAGCCCTGCGTTGGCGGTGCTGAAGCAGAGCGGGAACAGCAATATATCGAGCGTGTTTTGAACGCATTGGATCAGAATGACAAGATGTCTGGCAATGCCTTAGCTGCGGTGATTGGCAACAATAAACAGGTGGCTTTGAAGTTCCTGGACTCGATGCGGGATATGGGTTTGATACGAAAGATTGACCCGGATTATGCTCGTAGTCCTTGGGTAAAAGTGGGCTAAATCTATCGGTACAAAAAACGGTACGCTTAAGAGTTGTACTCTTGTACCGTTAGGATAAATCCCCCTTTGAAAACCCCCTATGGGCAATCAGTACCGCCCGCTTAGGCGGGCATACTGATGCCCATTATAGGGAGTGGGTCGGAACTTTGTACCGATGAAAATAAGTGTTTGACAATATCCACTGAGTGGGTATATAACTGGTGTGGCAATAGTGCCAACGACCGGGCAGTAGCCCAAGGAGTTTGATAATGGGATTCTTTGCACAGCACACGACCTTCAGTGAAGGAAGTGGCAAAAAGTTTAGTACAGCTGAGGCAGGCATTTACGCCTGTGCATTGGTAGACGTTGAAGCCGTACAAAGCAAATCGTTTGATGATCCAAACGTGTTGGAGCCAAACCTAAAGTGGGTATTCGAGACCACCGAAGTAGGCGATGATGATGGGCAACCCTTCCGGTTTGTTCAGTACACAAAAACCAGTTATGGCAACGACAAAGCCAAGCTGACACTTTTGCTTGATGGCATGGTCGGGCGTATGACTCAAGACGCATACCGCAACCTTGACCTCCCGGCACTCAAAGCCAAGCCATGGCAGGTAGTGGTTGGTACACGCCAGAAGATGAACGGCGAACTTACCAACGTGGTTGAAACGGTGAAGCCAGTGAAGGTTGCACCACCGAAGCCCCTACGCAAAGCCGTACCGGTAACGGATGACATCGCGGATCCGTTTGACGAATAGGTGAGAAACCACTACACGGTCGGCAAGCTTGACGCGCTGGCGGTAATCGAAGATTGGAACCTCGACTTCGTCAGCGGTTCTATTCTCAAATACCTACAGCGGCAGGAGCATAAAGGGCAGGCGGAAGAAGACCGGCTAAAGGTTCTCTGGTACGCCGCTTACCTTGTGACACGCTCCAGGGAGTATGCCGACCGGGTAGTAAATGATGCCAAGGAGATAAGTAATGGCAGGTAGACCAAACGAATCGGTGATTGCTAACCGCGCAAAGCGACAGCATCTTTTAGATCGATACGAGACCCTCGTAGCTGAAGGTATGAAATGCCACGAAGCGGCAAGGGCTGTAGGATTCCAACACACAACCGTCAATCGGTGGCTGAAAGAACGGACTGAAGAACAGCTGAAGAGCATTGAAGCCCATCGGATGAACCTTTCCGGCGGTGGCTTTCCTTCCGCCCTTGAACGCTTGCGGGCTGGCATGACGGTACGCCGACACGCTGCCGCTTGGTTCCTTCAAATCGTTGATGGCAAGATATGCTTGTATCTCATTGATGGTGCTGGGAACCGGCACTACAGCCGGGTGGCATCATTTGGTAGTGCTGATGTACTGGCTTTCGACTGGGAGATATACAACGGATGACAAAACTAATCTGGATCACGCCGGAAGCGGAGCAGGTCATCGGATACTGCGCGAGGGTCAGCAACCCATCCAACCAAGACAACCCAGACGTGGCAGGGCTACTAAAGTACTGCATCAAGCACGGCCACTGGTCAATCTTTGAGATGGCTAGTATGTGCGTGGAAATCAAGACCACCCGTGCTATCGCACCGCAGATTCTTAGGCATCGAAGTTTCTCTTTCCAAGAGTTCTCACAACGGTACGCAGAGGTTCACGATTACCCTATTCTGGGGGATATGAGGCTTGCTGGTACAACTAACCGGCAAAGCTCCCAACCGTTGCCAGAATGGAAAGAGTTGGATGCCGAGATGCAAGGAGTCATTTTAGACGCTGAGCTTTCCGTATCCCGTGGCTACTGGACATACAACAAACTAATCAAGGCCGGTATCGCTGCGGAAACGGCAAGAATGGTATTACCGCTTTGCTGTCCAACCACCTTGTATATGTCTGGCACGATACGGTCTTGGATTCACTACGTGCAGCTCAGGACGCAGGAAGATACGCAACTAGAGCATAGGGAGATAGCAGACAGCATCAAGGCACTGATGGCTGAACACCTGCCGATCACAATGGGAGTAATCAAATGAAGTACAACCAGGCACTTGATGCCTTGCTGGCAGAGAAGCCCATACGCCGGGCTTTGTGGCCTGATGGGCTACACTTCCGGTTCAGTGAACTTTGGGACGTGTTCAGCGTTGCAGAGGGTACAGAGGTGAAGGAAAACAATAGCGTCATCTGGCTTACCGCTGGTGACCTTTTTGCCGAAGACTGGATGATCGGTAAGTACAATCCGGTTACCGGCGAGCCGATATGGGAAGAAACCAAATGATTCCATTTGCCATTGGTGCTTTGGTTGGGGCTGGATGCTTGGCGGTATACAACGAACTGTATATTCGCTGGTTGTATGCTGATGTAAAGAAACAGGCTAAAGCCCAAGGCATCAGCAAAGAAAAGATGAGGGCTGCTATGCTCTGGGCTACCAGCGCGGAAATCAGGAAGAATCTAGATGAGTAGAGAAAAGGAGTACGAAGATGGCAGCACAACCCGGAGCAGGTAGACCAACCAAGTACACACCGGCAACGGTAGCCAAGCTCACAGACGCTCTGCGAGGTGGTAACACCCGCAGGGCTTCCTGTGCTGCCGCTGGTATTGATCAGACTACACTTGCCAACTGGCTCAAGGAATATTCAGATTTTTCATACGCTGTAGAAAAAGCAGAAGGTGAAGCGGAGCTACGCAACCTTCAGGTCATCCAAGATGCAACCCGCACGACATGGCAAGCTGCCGCATGGTGGCTTGAACGCAAGCACAAGGCCGACTGGTCTAGCAGAGTAGAGCAGACCGGCGCAGACGGTTCACCGGTCAAGGTCATCGTGGAGTATGCGGATAAGCCCGGTGCATGAGCTTCACCACGGCAACTGTCTTGACATCCTACGAACCATGCCGGATTGCTCGGTTGATGCTGTTGTAACCGATCCGCCGTACGGCTTATCCTTCATGGGCAAGCGTTGGGATTATGACGTTCCATCTACCGAGATATGGGCAGAATGCTTGCGAGTGCTAAAGCCAGGCGGTTACCTGCTGGCGTTTGCCGGTACTAGGACTCAACACCGGATGGCGGTACGCATTGAAGATGCCGGGTTTGAGATTCGGGATATGTTAGCGTGGATGTATGGTAGTGGGTTCCCTAAGTCTCACAATGTGAGTAAAGGATTTGACAGGGAGGCAGGGATTCTCAAACCGGAATTCAAGGGCTTCACTGTAGCCGGGTCAAGTCACAATGCAAACATCAGTAAGACTATTCCTACAAAAGGTTATGTGCCTCCAGCCCCTGCCACGGATGCGGCTAAACAATGGCAGGGCTGGGGTACAGCACTAAAGCCAGCCATGGAGCCTATCACGATGGCACGGAAGCCCTTCAAAGCCACGGTAGCGCAGAACGTGCAGGAGTGGGGTACAGGCGCAATCAACATAGACGGTTGCCGGATACCTTGCGATGATGGATTTGAAAAGGCATGGGATAAGCCAGTCTCAACCAACATAAATGACAAGGGTGGAACATTCATATCTGAAGGAATTCAACATCAAGTAGATTTGTCAGAATATAAACCATCGGGCCGTTGGCCTGCTAACGTGTTGCACGATGGTAGCCCTGACGTTGTTAGAACAATAGGTGAAGATTCTAGATTTTTCTATTGTTCAAAATCAAGTAGTGAAGACCGAAACGATGGGTGCGATA